GCGGACGCGCATCCCGGCGGAACACCCGCGCGGCAAGCCCGGGCAGGTAGCCCCCGCCGCGCTGGATGATGCGGAGCTGATGGAGCAGCTGCTCGCGATTGACGAAGGCAACCCCAAGGGTATGTTCTCCGCGGTGGAGTCGTTGCTCGGTGCCGAGGCAAAGCAGGACGTGTTCGAGACGCTCCGCGACCCTGAGACCGGGCGTGTACCCATGACCTTGTTCACCGGGTTCTTTACCGACATGATGAACGCTTTGAACCCAAACTCCTAAAGCTCGCGGCTCTCCTGCGAGAGAACCGCGAGCTTGTGGAGATTGACCTCATCCGCTACTACCATGCCCCGTACGCCGCCCTTGCCGTGGAGTATGGGGCACAGTTGGTGGCGGCAATGGTCGTGAACCTGCCGCCAGATTCGGCGACCATGCGGCATTACGCGCAAGGTTGGGGGCTGGAAGCCCAGCTTTTGGCCGGGGTGTTTGACCGGCTGGTGGAGGCGAACTGGCAGCGCAGTGCAGACGGGCAGAAAGGCCGGAACAAGCCGAAGCCTCTGCCTCGCCCCGGTGTGCAGGGCGCTGGTGTGCGTGTCGGTTCAGGCAGTATGAGCCTGGACGAAGCGAAGTACTGGCTGGCGCAGCGGCGAGCCGGCGGTGGTGCCGTGGTGGGGCAGGAAACAATCAAATAACCGGATAGAGGAAGTGATGATATGGCTGGCGGGTATGAGCTTGCGAAGGCATACGTGAGTGTGCTCGCCTCGACCAAGGGCGCGGGCGCACAGATTGTATCTGAGATTGGTGAGGCTGGCGACCGTGCAGGTTCGCAGGCAGGTACTAAAGCGTCCTCAGCGTTCGGGCGTATCTTCTCATCTTCCGTTGCCCCGCTGGTGGCGAAGGCTATCGGCGGTATCAGTATCGGCTCGGTTTTTGGTACCGCGTTTGCGAAGGGTTTTAACCGCCTGAAGGCTATCGACGTGGCGCAGGCGAAGCTCCGAGGCCTGGGCAATGACGCTGACGCGGTGTCCGTGATTATGCAGAATGCATCTGCATCGGTGAAGGGCACGGCTTTCGGCCTGGACGCAGCGGCAACCGCCGCAGCTGGCGCAGTTGCCGCTGGTATCCAGCCGGGTGAACAGCTTGAAGCTGTCCTAAAGTCCGTCTCGAACTCTGCCGCTGCGTCTGGCTCCAGCATGGAGGAAATGGGCGGCATCTACGCCAAGGTTGCGAGTGTCGGCAAGGCACAGAATGACGTCCTCGCACAGGTCGCAGACCGAGGAATCCCGATCTACCAGGCATTGGGTAAGCAGCTTGGCGTGACGGCAGAAGAAGTTTTCAAGATGGCCTCTGACGGCAAGATCAACTTCGAGCAATTCGAGAAGGCGATGACCTCCGCCGCCGGTAACGTCGCATTCGAAATGGGCAACACGCTACCTGGCGCGTTCGCCAACGCACAGGCCGCGCTCGGTCGCTTCGGTGCAAACATCCTTACCGGCATATATCCCGCGCTCACCAAATTCTTCCTGGCATTCCAGCAGTGGATGAAGCCGGTCGAAGCATTCGGTAAGGTTATCGGCGCACAGATTGGGGCGGGTATCACCAAGGCTGGAGAAGCCATTAGCGCCTTTGCTGCGGGCTTCAAGTCCACCATGGGCGATGGTAAGAGCTTCACGGTCACCTTCGAGATTATCCGTGAAGAGATTGCCCGGTTTGCCTCCGCGTTCCAAACCCAAGGCGCGGGCATTGTCGGTGTAGCCCAGAAGGTAGGGGCATTCCTTGGGACCGTCTTACCTCCTCTGCTGCATTCCTTCGTCTCGGTTGCACTGAATATTATCCGAGTGGTGGGCTCCCTGGCGGTTGCGTTCAAATCCGTACTCCCCAGCTTCAGTGGAGCAGGGGACGGCGCAAACGCAGCAACGAGTGCATTCGATATCCTCGAGTCTTCTATCCGTCTACTCTCAACTGGCCTCTTCCAGCTCTCCCAGTTCATCGAAAACCATCAGCAGGGAGTCGGCCGGCTCGTCCTCGCACTCGGGACCGCCGTCACCGCATACAAAGGCGTGACAACCGCAATCGGGCTGGGAAAGAGCGCCATCGAATCCTACAACACCGCTATGGGCGCCATTTCGTCGGCCAAAGACACCGTCATGGGCGTAGCCGAAGGATTCAAAATGCTAACCAGCGGAGCAGGCTCCGCCCGAGAAATCGCAGAACTCGGAAGGAACTACCAGCTGGGTGCAACCGCCGCCTCCGTCTACGAGGTAGCAGTCCGCGCAGCAGCTACAGCACAAACCGCCTTCAACACCGCCGCCGCAAACATCGCAGGCAACCTCTCCAAAGCATTTGGTCTGATGAAGGCTAATCCCTTTACCTCTCTGGTCGGTGCTATCGGCATCGTAGCAGGTGCGCTCGCCTACTTCTTTACTCAGACGGAGACTGGGCGCGCCGCGTGGGAATCGTTGATGCAGGCTATCCAGCCCGCACTGAACACAATCCTGCCACTCATTGGCCAGCTGGGCGAGAAGCTCATCCAGTCACTGCAACCGGCACTTCAGCTCATCATCCCCGCCCTGCAGCGGTTCGCAGTCATGGCAACCCAGCTATTCACTGAGGTTGTCCAGGCTGTCCAGCCAGTCATTGACAGGCTTATCCCGCTCATCGGTCAGGCAATCGCGGCACTCATGCCCATTCTGACGCAGATGGGTGCGGCGCTCATGGCGTCCCTGGGACAGATTGGCCAGCATCTTGCACCGCTGCTCCCGATGATTGTCCAGTTCGGCACCCAGATCATGCAGGCGCTCGCTCCGGTGGGAGAACAGCTGATGAATCAGCTTGTCCCTGCGCTCGCTCAGCTGGGAGCTGCGGTCATGGCGATGCTCCCGCAGATTATGGAGATTTTCCGTCAGCTGGGGGAGATGTTGCTTCAGCTCGTGCCGGTGTTTGGTCAGATTGTGGCGGTAGTCGTGGATTTGGGTACTCAGGTGCTCGCTGCGCTGCTGCCTGCAATTCAGAGCCTTCTGCCAGTGCTTGCGGCAATCGTGGGGGCGGTGGCAGGTGTTGTCGTTGTCCTCGTGACCTCGCTGATTCCTGTCTTCGCCTCCGTGGTGCAGGCAATCGTCCCTCTCATCACGACGCTGATTGACATTCTGGTGCCTGCAATTCAGGCGGTCCTGAATGTGGTCACGACCGTGGTGCAGGCAATCGTCCCGATTGTCCAGGGCGCCCTCAATATCGTCGTCGGCATCATCAAGACGGTGACCGCAATCATTAAGGGCGACTGGAGCGCCGCGTGGGAGGGCATCAAGCAGATTGTCGCTGGTGTCTGGGAAGTCATCAAGGGCATTGTCGTTGGTGCAATCAACATCGTTAGCTCCATCATCACGAACGCTGTGAACCTGATTCGTAGCATCTGGGATGCCGCCTGGAACGGTATCGGACGAATCGTCTCAACCATCTGGGAAGGCATTAAGAACGGCGTGGCTGCAGGCATCAACACCGTGGTCGGATTCTTCCGCTCGATGGGCTCAGACATCATCGGCGTGGTGCGGGGCATCCCTGGTCAAATGATCTCTATCGGCCGCGACATCGTGGGAGGTATCGCATCTGGTATCCGTAACGCCGCCGGCGCGGTGATGGATGCCGCCCGCAGTGTCGTCAACGCTCTGCCTGATTTCGTGAAGTCTGCTCTAGGAATTCACTCGCCGTCTCGTGTCATGCGTGACCAGGTGGGCGTGTGGATTCCCGCGGGCATCGCCGCCGGTATCGACAAGACATCCGACATGGCTGTGGACGCGGTGCGGTCGATGACGGACGCTGCTGTTGAGGCGGCACAGGATGGGATGGGTTCTCTCTCGATGGCGCTCACCCCGGGCGCTATCAGTGGCGGGTTCAACATCGGTGGAGTTGCCGCTGGTGTGGGTCGCGCTTCGGCACGCGCTGCTGTGGCGACCCCTGCTGTTGGTAGGGCGTTGCATGTGCATGTGAATGCTGGTGAGGAGATGGCTCCCGAGCGGTTCGGTCGGCGTGTTGGTGAGGCCATGTCGCACCAGCTGAGCGGTTTGGAAGGAGCGTTGCTTTGATAGGTAAGGATGGGCTCCGCGTGGAGCTGACCGGGGCGCACGGCACCCTGGTACTCACCACCTTTGAAGAGCCGGCAGGAGACTTGGAAGTGTGGGTAACCGACCTGGCGGGCTGGGTCGGCGGCGTTGGAGTTGAGTCTGATGATGCGCAGCGCAAACTCGGGCACGGCATGGTTCACGCCCCGGCGCGCCGTACCGGGCGCACGCTCACGCTCAAAGGTAGCGCTGTGTCGAACACGGGCGTGCAGGTGCGCGAGCTT